AAGTCAGACTGATCTGAAAGAATAAGTGCAACCTGCTCGCCATCTGGTAGCGCAGCCGGGTTGTAACCTGTCTTTGCATCTGTTGCAGCAAATACTTTGTTAGGTCCAAGACGTAGCGGGTCAGCTATGACCTTGCCTTCCTTGGTAACGTTAAGTCCACGAATGTCAGCGATAGTTGATTGCAGGCCGTAGAAAATTTCCTTTTTGCGTCCAACCTCAGCATTGTCAAATGCCTGTGCGATGAGCTTTGAATCAGCCTGTGGGAGTACCAAGCGTGCGTAGCGGTAAACCTTCTCTGCTCCGTCTGCCGCTGTCACATCAAAGAGGTCATCTTCAAAGAATGGGATCTGTGAGAACTTAGCTTTAAAGCGGTCAATGCGGTACTGAACCTGCGCCATAGAAAAACGTGCTGTCTTTCTAGCGTTGTACTGAGCCTTGACGTTATTAACGATAGTTTCCTTACCGTCAATAATAGCTTCTGCTACACCGTCATCGGTAGCCGCACCAGCAAAATAAGTGTCATCAATAAAGCGTGGACCAATCTTGTCCATATTAAAAACTTTATTAGCGGTAGTTACAAAGTTTACACGTGCCTTGCGTGCAGCATCCATCCTAGGAACCATTACACGCTTACGGCCAATCTGACCTCTCATCATCTCTGCTACCTGAGCGGAGTTTTGAAAGAAAGCCTTGGCTGTATCAGCGTTGGTGATAGGTACGTCTACGTTGATAAAAGACTTGATAACCGGATCACCAAACTCTGGTGCAATAGCACGAAGTTGGTTCTTAGCGGCTACTGCCTTATCTGTAGCACCAGCTACGGTTGCATCCTTGTACTCCTTGAGTACTGCACCGTACTGGTTCCAGAAGTTCTGTACTTGTGGGCGTGCAAATACTTCATCAACCTTACCGCCACCGACAACTACATCAAGTGCGTAGTTGCTAATATCAACTGCACGCTTTGCCTTACCAGCAATGATAAGTGGGTCAGCGAATACTCGGTATGCTGCATCTACTGCACCTGATACTGCGCGGTAAAAAAAGCCTGAGCCTTCTAACTGCTCTGGTGTAACAAGGTTAGCAATCTGACGACCAGGAGAGTACTTAGCAGCCTGCGCTGCATCAAGTGCATCTTGGAAGAAATCATCTTTGTTTTGTGCAGCAAGTGCTGCAATCTGACGCTCTGACTCGGTACCAGATGAAGCGATGTCTGATAGCTTTTCGCCAGCAGCCACACGCATTGCTACGTTCATTCGATCTGTACCGAACTTAGACGAAGCCTTCTGGATACGACCTGGGTTAAATACTTTGTCGCCCTTATCATTGGCACGATCCCAAGCGTCATCAAGACTCTTGCCTTCTTGAACAGCAATAGCACCAGTACGGTAGGCACGTGTCATAAAGTCTGACACTTCTGAAAGAGCACCAAGAGCAGCGCCACCTGTGTAGTGCCAAGCAGTTCCAAACCAGCCACGTTGTGGCTTAGTTGCTGAATCTTCTGTACCTGCTACCTGCTTAAGAGCAGCCTGCTGTGCAGGTGTCTTTGAGGCATAGGACTGTTGTGCTACATTTGCAGGAAGATTAGAAAGCTCACGGTGAACAGCAAGAGTCTTCTGGAGTGACTCCATCTTCTTGCGTTCTTCTGGGCTGAGTCCTGCGGCTGCGGCTGCGGCCTTAAGATAGTCAGACACTAATCACCTCGCGCAACGGCCTGCTGATACAAGATAGTAATAGAGCCGTCTGTGTCAAAAGGGATTAACTTTGCCAATGTATCGGAAGTTTTTACGCCTGCTTTACGCATAGCAAGTGCTGCTGATCCTGGGCCTTCGCCTCGGTCAATACCAGCTGTGATTGGTTCATCAGGATTCTGAGTAGGAGCATACAAGCCAGTTGGTGGCTGGATTACTTCTTCTACTGCAACCTCTGGTGCCTCTGATAGAAGCGGTGATTTACGTGCTCGTGCTAGCGGAGCTGCGCTTTTGTTTGCATCATATGCAACACCGTCACCGTAAGCGTTTGACTGATACTCAAGATCAGTGCGCTTTGAAAATGTGCTAGGACCAGATACACCCTGCATAGGGTTAGTGCTATCAGTTAGCGCCATCTGTATCCTCCTGTAATGTTTCTAAATCTTGTGCAAACTCGTCCCAGATCTTGTTGACCTTGGTAGTACGGTTAGCGTGATAAATACTCAGTTCCATAAGTGACTCAAAAAATGTGGCCACTACCTGACTGATATTAAATAATAACTCTGTAAAAATAACTAGCGCATCAGTGGGGCGTACCGGACGTGGCACGTCCTTATGGTTGTGGTTCACGTCCGGTCCCCCATCTAAAATTATTTACTTCTTTACTTTCTTACCTGGCTTTGGTGTTCCAGCAAATGGCTGTTCGACCTTACCGCCTGTCACCTTAGTAGCAGATCCCATCGCGCCTTCAGTTGGCTTTGACATAGATGCTGGTGCGTGTGTACCTTTTTTCATTTTTCACCCCCTTAGAGTTATGCCGCGCCGCCGATTGAAGCGAGCAATGATGCAATATCAGGTTTTCCTTGTGGAGCTTGTGGTCCACCAGCAGCAGGGGCTGCACCGCCAGGTTGTACCATACTTGGCTGCGAGGCAGAGGCGGGAGCCATACCTGCTACTGGGGATTGAGGCTGCATCGCTGCGGTCTCAGGTTGTGGTTCAGGCGCAAAGGCCTTCTCTACAACCGATTCTATTGCAAGACCCTTTTGACGACCCTTGATCATTTCTGCAAATGAGTTAAGGATCTTGGTTGGGTCTTGTCCTTGGGCTACCATCTGAGGAATAGCAAGGGCTGTTTGTCCGATAGCCGCACGTAGTGCATCACGCATATCTTCAATGTCAACCTTCTGCTCTTCCTGAGTTACGTTAATCTCAATAGGAAGTTCACGGCGTACATAGTCACGTGATACCAACTTATCGCTACGCATCTGCAAGAGTGCAACGGTTGCATTGTTAGGGTTCATACCAGACATAATGCCGTAACGCACATCTACTGTGTAGTCACCTGCAATAGCCTTGGAAGGGATGTACTTCATTGTGTATGGAGTACCGTCGTCAACACCGCGAATTTCTTTAACGGTGTTGCCGAAAACTTTTTCATCTGTCTTAAAGCAGATAGCAATAAGTTCTACGAAGATTCGTGCGAACTGTGCTTGTGCTGCCTTAATCTGTGTATCGAAGCCAGACTGGAGTGCTTGGATACCACGACCTGTAACGATAGACGCATCTGAGTTACCAGAACGTGTTTCTGGGTAGCGAGCACCGGTACGAAGTTCACGCTCAAGTACCTGTGACTCACCGAATACTCCTGCTGGAAGTTCTAGCGGTACACGGCGAATAGCCTGTGGGTTAGCAGAACGCATAATGGAGTCTGGACCAAGAGCAAGTTCCTGTACATCCTGCGGAATAGCAATAGGAGCTTGGACTGACTTCTCTGCTGCTTGGATCTGCAAGACTGCAAAGCGAGCACGAGCAAGCTGAACACCGAGTACATCGTCATACTGACCACGAGCCTGACCGTCAATAGATGGACGCATAGCCACACGGACCATACACTCACCGATTGGGTTTGGTGTACGTGCAAGAACAAGGTTCTTACGGTCTGGCAAGTAGATAAGGTCCTGATCCTTGTCGTGGTAGCGAACCATTGAAAGGTAAGGTGAACCTGGCTGGTACTGGTTCTTGTTAAGAATCTGATCAGCGAACTCTGGGTACATTGAAGCCAAGGTCTGGCCATCCATACCCACGATTTGGGTCAAAGATAGGCAGCGACCAAAGCGGTCAATCTCAGGATAAGCGCCGAATGGGTTAATCAAGTTAATGATTGGGTTCTTATCTTCGTAATCTAGCTCTACACGTGCAATCAACTGGCCGTATGTGTTGTACCAGTCAGCACCTGTATACATCTGGGTACCGAGTTCTGAGCGATCTACGTAGTAGTTAGCGATACGAGAGCGTGTATCTGCAAACTTACGTGCTGCATCGGAGACGGTATTTGAGGCATTGCAGTTAAATGAGGGTAGCGGTGACATAGACTCGGCTAGGTCACGTGCTGCTACGTCAATGATGTTAGCAACGAGTGGCTTTGAGTAGTCCTCGCTGAACATCGCAGGGTAGACCTTGGAGATGTCTCCCTGACGTACCGAAAGAACGTCACGCATACGAGCATCACGCTGGGCGTAGATGGTCTGTAAGCGCGATACTTTCGCATTTACCTCTTTAACATTAAGCATTAGAATCCCTTAGTAAGTAAGGCCGTTAACCTTTGTTGGCCATTCGACCTTATCTGTAGCAAGTGCTTGAGCCTTTGCTGCTGCGTACTTGGCATCAACTGTTGGGTTGTACTGCGGTGTAGTCACCGCACCCTTGTCAATGTATTCTTCTTCAACCTCAGCCTTGTAGCTTGGTATAATTGCCATAATCGCCTCCTAGACGAAGTGCTTGTTTTGTTCTAGCAGAGCTTCGTCTATGTTGATCACGACTCTGCGACTTACCTCAGCGCGAGATAAGAAAGGGTTTTTCATATGGTGCTTGGCGTACTGTCCGTAGTTGAGCATTTCACGTGCTCGGATCTCACAGAACCAGAGGGCCATCACCATATCGGTCTTACCCTTAGTGGTCGGGGTCCAGGTAATCAACTGCTCGATAAGAGCCTTGACCATTTCTGACTGATCACTGGGTAGATGTATTAAATTATCTCGGTGATGCTTTCCGTCTGGTTGTTTAGTCCCGAAGAGGGTAGACATAGATGCAACGCCGAAGCCTGAGTCCCACTTGTTGCTACCAGTATGGTGTTCTCGCAAGATAACTCCACGACTAGCCAAGTGTTGCTTGATACCTTCGTCCTGAGTTAGGAACGCCTGAAAAGCATTCTTCTCAATAATCCACTCGGCAGGACTATAAAGAGCAGTCCAGTTAATAATAATGTCACGAATCTGTTGCGGTGACGGCTTGGTAATTTTAATCGCATCGAGGATGTACCTTTTAGAAGTGTTACGGTCAATAGCGTAAGCGATAGCGGCTGTATCTCCTACAATGGCCGGGTCCATACCACAGACCACAGTAAATCCTTGTAGATTCTGCGGATGACCTGGGTAGCCTGGCTCTAATCGGCCCGACTTACGCATACCATCAATAGATCCCTTAACACATACTGGGTCAAAGGCTGCGTTCTCAGAGACATCTTGCTGCTGGTAGACCAAAGCCCACGTTGCTGCATCCATCGCTTGGCGTTCGTTGTACAAGTTACGACCAGACCAGCGAGGATAGAGACCGTCTTCGTCCTTATCATCTTCAGTCTGTCCGTCAAAGGGCATATCTGACTTTGGCCACAAAGTGACCCATTTCTCAGGGTCTTCATCTGCTTCTAGCAGGGCTGGCATAGCCAGATATGTCCAAGGTACTAGACCGCCTGGGTAGCGATCTTCGGAGCGAAGCTCACGATAGAGGTCAATGGAAGCCACTCGGGTTCCAATAATAATAAGTTTACCTGTTGGGTTAAGGCGAGAACGCACGTCCTGGGTCAACCAGCGAATCTGCTTCTCAAACTCGTTAGCGTTCTTCAATGTCACCGCGTCGTCTACGATGATCATATCAGCACGCTTACCGTAAATCTGACCGCCGATACCGACGGCTTCGATATTTGGGTCCTTTTCAGATGACTCACGGAGTTCATCACCGAAGGTGACGCGGGTTGCTGCCCACGTTGCGGACTTACTATTAAAGCCGACACCGGCAGCGTAAGCCTGCTGGAAGGTCTCGTACTGAGGATGGGTCAGTCTCTGCTTGATAGCGTAGAGGAAGTCTGCCGCTAGTTGCTGGGTCTGAGATACAATCAGTACTCGGAAGTTCGGATTCTGAGCCACCTTCATAGTCACATATTCCACCGTGATGGACATTGACTTGGCGTGGTTCGGCGGGATGTTGATGAGGATACGGTTGCCGTTAAGGCCCTTCTCGTACTTCATACTAGGATGGAGCCAGCTAGGCTCACGTCCTTCAATCACATCTACCAAGTTCTGCTGGTGCGGGAAGACCTTGTGGTTCATATAACGCTCACAGAACTCAGCGTAGCTGAGGTCGTGAGCATCGGCTTCTGCAAAGTTCTTGGTCTTAAGACCTAACCGGGTACGGTCTGCTTTATCAGCAAATGCCTTATCGGATCTGCGGTAGTACTCGTAGGTCTTACCTGATTTGCCAGCTGCGGCGCAAGCCGCCTCGACTGTCATACCTTCTGCCATAGCAGAGAGGATAATTCTCTTGGCTATATCGGCTGAATTCTCTGCCACGTTATCTCCTAATCTGACCGCCCGGAACGGGCCGAAATCAGATTTTGATTTCTATACCAAGCTGAGTATGTCTCATATACCGAGATTTAGATTTAAATAGATCTCACCCCACTAAACTGCGTATGCAGTAAGTATCGGGCTTAGCGCCCGAAGGAGCCACAGCGAACTGAGGGGTAAGTTGGTGCTCGGCCTAGGGGGGCCTCGCAAGAGGCCAACACCGTATCGGAAACTACTTCCCGTACTTTCCTCCCCTACTATATATA